ACACTGTTCAGGTTATGTACTTTGAGTATAAAACCTACAAGGATCAAGTTTTTAAAATAAAAAGAAATGAAACAGGATTAGAAAAAGCTATTGAAAAAAATAGTGACTTTAATCCTCCCGCTAATGATAATTTTGAAAGAGTTAGTAGAACTATAGAAGTTTTATATACTGGAGCTAAAGTATTAGGTAACAATCAAATGTTAGAGTGGAAACTCGCTGAAAACATGACTAGGCCAGCGGCTGATTCTACTAAGGTAGAAATGAACTACTGTATATCAGCTCCTAGAATGTACAAGGGTAGAATTGAGTCTATTGTTAGCAGAATCACAGGTTTTGCCGATATGATTCAATTAACCCATTTAAAGCTTCAACAGGTTATGTCTAGAATAGTACCTGATGGAGTTTTCTTAGATATGGACGGTTTAGCAGAAGTTGATCTAGGTAACGGAACAAATTACAACCCAGCAGAAGCACTCAATATGTATTTCCAAACTGGTAGTGTTGTTGGTAGATCGCTTACGCAAGATGGAGGCATGAATGCTGGTAAAGTACCAGTACAAGAACTAGCTTCTTCATCTGGCCAAGGAAAAATACAAAGCTTAATTGGTACTTACGAGTATTATTTAAAGATGATTAGAGACGTAACAGGTTTAAACGAGGCTAGAGATGGTTCTATGCCTGACAAAGACTCTTTACTAGGATTACAAAAACTAGCTGCTAACGCATCTAATACAGCTACTAAACACATACTTAACTCTTTGCTGTATGTTAGTCTTAGAGTTTGTGAAAATATCAGTTTAAAAGCCGCTGACGTATTAAAAAACCCTTTACTTAGAAATGCTTTAGCTAATTCTATAAGTACGTTTAATACTAACACGTTACAAGAACTTGTAAATTTACAACTACATGACTTTGGTATATATTTACAATTAGAGCCTGAAGAAGAAGATATCGCTAAGTTAGAACAAAACGTTCAGATGGCGTTACAGACTCAGTCTATATCTTTATCAGATGCTATTGATGTTAGAGAGATAAAGAACATAAAACTAGCTAATAAGTACATAAAGCTAAGACAACAACAAAAAATACAAAGAGATCAAGAACAAGCTCAAGCTAATATACAAGCACAAGCACAAGCTAATGCCCAAGCGAGTGAAGCCGCTGCTATGGCTGAAGTTCAAAAACAACAAGCTTTGACTCAAGAAAAAGTTAGTATAGAGCAAGCTAAATCTCAGTTAGAAATACAGCGTATGCAGACTGAAGCTCAAATAAAAAGAGAGTTAATGGCTGAGGAGTTTAGCTATCAAATACAACTAGCTCAAGCAAGAGCTCAAGCTGAAAAGTCAAAAGAAGAAGAAATAGAAGATAGAAAAGACGAAAGAACTAGAATACAAGCTACACAACAATCTGAATTAATAGCTCAAAGGCAAAACGACGAGCTACCTAAAAACTTTGAATCTGCTGGTTTTGATAACCTCGGTGGTTTTGGACTAGAGCAGTTCGATCCTAGATAAAAATAAGTTTTAACTATTTAATTATATTATATTATGTCACAAGAAAAAAAAGAGGGAGAGTTCTCTCTAAAAGGTAAAAAAACAAAACCTAAAAATTTAGGTAAAAAACAAGACGGACCCATTAAAGTAGATCTATCTAAACCAGTTGAAAAACAAGTGGAGGAAGAAGTTACCAAAGTGGTAATTCCTTCTGAAGAAAAAACACAGGAAGATGCCGATACAAAGCAAGAAGCAACAAACGTGGTTGAAGATCAACAAGCCGGACCTGTACAAGAAGTGGGTGAAGAAGTACCACAAGGGGAAAGCACCGTTCAAGATGAAACACCAGTAATTCAAGAAATTACAGAGGAGGAAATACAAGGAGAAGTAGAAAAAGTTGAGCAAGAGGTAAAGGAAGCTATTAGAGACAACGAAGTAGCTGGAACTGCTCTTCCTGAAAACATTGAAAAACTTGTTACGTTTATGAACGAGACAGGTGGGACACTAGAAGACTATGTTAGATTAAACGCTGACTATTCTAGCGTGGATAATAAAACTCTACTTAAAGAATATTACAAACAAACTAAGCCTTATTTAGAAGGTGAAGATATAGATCTTTTACTTGAAGATTTTTCATATGATGAAGACATTGACGAGGACAGAGACATTCGCAAGAAGAAACTTGCATTTAAAGAAGAAGTTGCAAAAGCCAAAAACTTTTTAGAGCAAACAAAGAGTAAGTACTACGACGAGATCAAGTTGAGACCGGGCGTAACTCAAGAGCAAAAGAAAGCTATGGACTTTTTCAATAGATATAACGAAGAGCAAGGCAAAGCTGAGCAACAGCACGAGGCTTTTAAAAACCAAACTAAAAAATTATTCTCCGAAGATTTCAAAGGTTTTGATTTCAACTTAGGTGAAAAGAAATTTAGATACGGTGTAAAAGATCCTAGTAAAGTTGCTGAAAACCAATCAAACATTAACAATATTGTAGGGAAGTTCCTTAACAGCGATGGTAGTGTAAAAGACCCGGTTGGTTACCATAAAGCTATGTATGCTGCTGCTAACGTAGATACTATTGCTAATCATTTTTATCAACAAGGGAAAGCTGATGCTGTAAAAGAAGTAGTAGACAGCTCAAAAAACCCAAGCCAAGTTGCTAGGCAAGCGCCTCAAACAGGTTTTAAAGATGGTATCAAAGTAAAAGTGTTAGGAGAAACAGCTCTTAGTTCATCAAAACTAAAGATTAAAAAAATTAAAATTTAACGCTAAAATTATTTAAAAATGGCATTATCACCAACATTCGGTTCAATTAAACCGAGTCAAAAACAACAACTATTGTCTGATAACTACTTAAGTTTTACAGACGGATCAGGAAACGACTTTGCACAACAATATCTTCCTGAAATTTATGAACAAGAAGTAGAGCGCTACGGAAACAGAACTTTATCTGGATTCTTACGTATGGTAGGAGCTGAAATGCCTATGACTTCTGATCAAGTAGTATGGTCTGAGCAAAATAGATTGCACGTTGCTTACAACGATGTAACTATTGCTACTGCTACTACTTTGACTTTTGCATTAAACGCTGCTAATGGATCAAATTTTGTAGATAACGTAATCTCTAAAAACGATACTATTGTAATTATGGATCCAGCTAATGGACTTGAAGTAACTGCATTGGTAACTGATAGTGTTAACACGTCTCCTACTTTGGCTACTATTACAGTTGCTACTTACACTGGAGGTGACCTTGATGATACATTCAACGTTCTTGACGCTGGACTTAAGATTTTCGTATATGGATCTGAGTACAAAAAAGGAACTGGAGATGCTGACATCAAATCTATTACTCCTTCTTTTACACAGTTCTCTAACTCACCTATTATCATTAAAGACAAATACGCTATCTCTGGATCTGACGCTGCTCAGATTGGATGGGTTGAAGTTGCTACTGAAGATGGAACTGGAGGGTACTTGTGGTATTTGAAAGCTGAATCTGAAACTAGACTACGTTTCGAAGATTACCTAGAAATGTCTGTAGTTGAAGGAACTAAAGCTGCTGCTGGATCTGGTGTTGCTAACATCGCTGGAGACGTTAAGTACAAGGGAACTGAAGGTCTTTTCGCTGCTGTAAAATCAAGAGGAAATACTTTCTCTGCTTTTGCACCTGCTGCTGGAGATTTAACAGACTTTGACGCTATCCTTAAAAACCTAGATACTCAAGGAGCAATTGAAGAAAACATGTTATTTGTAAACCGTCAACTTTCTTTGACAATCGACAACATGCTAGGCGGTATCTCTTCTGGAGGAAACGGTGGAGTTGCTTACGGATTGTTTGAGAACTCTGAAGATATGGCACTTAACTTAGGTTTCTCTGGTTTCAGAAGAGGTTCTTATGACTTCTACAAAACTGACTGGAAATACTTGAACGATGCATCTACTCGTGGAGGAGTTGCTGATGCAGGTATCGAAGGAATCTTAGTACCAGCTGGAACTTCTACAGTTTACGATCAAATTTTGGGAACTAACATCAGACGTCCATTCTTGCACGTACGATATAGAGCGTCTCAAACTGATGACCGTCGTATGAAGTCTTGGTTGACTGGATCTGTTGGAGGAGCTTACACTTCTGATCTTGACGCAATGGAGGTACACTTCTTGTCTGAAAGATGTTTGTGTGTACAAGCTGCAAACAACTTTGTATTGTTTACTGACTAATACAAGAGTAAATTACTGTAATTTTTACCCTCGTTATATCAACGGGGGTAACTATTACTTTTATTAACATTTTTATTATATTATATCATGGCAAATCAAGCTAAAAAAGCAGTAGCTAAAACTGAGGTTGCACCTCAACCAATTACTACAAAAAAAGTAAAAGTAGAACCAGCTAAACCTAGTTGGGAAATTAAAGATAGAACTTATATTTTAAAAGGTTCATTTACTCCACTAACATCAACATTACCATCTAGGCATTCTGCTAGATTTCCTTTGTTGTGGTTTGATGAAGAAACTGGAGAACAAAAAGAATTAAGATATGCTACAAATCAAAATTCACCACTCGTAGAAGAGCAAAAAGGTGAATCATTATTTGTACCTAAACAAAAACAAAATTTACAGAAACTATTGTCTATTTATCACCCAGCACTAAACAAGAAATATTACGAGTTTAGCAAGGTCGAAAAAGCAGCTGATGATTTAGTTCATTTAGAAATGGAAATAGAAGCTTTAAACGCAGCCAAGTCTATGGACATTGATCAAGCAGAAGCTATATTAAGAGTAGAAGTAGGATCTGAAGTATCAAAAATGACTAGTAGGGAAATAAAAAGAGATCTTCTTATGTTCGCTAAGAACAACCCAGATTTATTTATTGATCTAGCTAATGACGAAAACGTACAACTAAGAAACTTTGCTATTAAAGCAACAGAAGCAGCTATAATTAAACTATCTGCGGACCAAAGAACTTTTGTTTGGGCTTCTAATGGAAAGAAACTTATGACTGTACCTTTTGATGAGCATCCATACTCAGCTATGGCAGCTTTCTTTAAAACAGATGAAGGCTTAGAAGTTTTCAAATCTATAGAGAAAAAGTTTCTATAACATGTAATACTAATATATGGGAGATCGCTTCGGCGGTCTTCTCTGTATTATAATAAAAAAACTAACAAATGGCAATAAGTGTAGACACGGTTTATAAAACAGTCTTATTAATACTAAATAAAGAACAGAGAGGCTATATGACGCCCGATGAGTTCAATAAGATAGCTACTCAAGTTCAGCTTGAAACTTTTGAAAACTATTTTGAAAGTTTAAACCAACAACTTAGAGTGCCAGATAACGATAGCGAGTATGCTGATCGTGTAAAAAATATTGATGAAAAAATAGCTATATTTAAAAAATATGCGACAGCTAATTATTCAACAGGCCACTTCACGTTACCAACAGACCTATACAGATTAGGTACTGTTATTTATAAAGATGAAATAGAAGCTCAACTAGTACAAAGAAATGATCTTCTATATATTAATAAATCACCTTTAACTAAACCCACTGAGCAATATCCGTTATATCTATACGAGGACAACAAGCTTTACTTGAAGCCTAACGATATACAAGCTAATATCAGTGTATCTTATGTTAAAAAGCCAGCTGATGTTATTTGGAATTTTGAAATTCCAGCAGGTCAAAACTATTACCAATACATAGTTAGTGGTTCTCAAGACTTCGAACTAGACGTGTCAGAACAACCTGAGGTGATTGTAAAGATATTGTTATATGCTGGAGTAGTTGTAAAAGATTACAACCTAGTAAATCTAGCTGCTCAACAAGTACAAGCAGAACAAATAAATCAAAAAAGCTAATAAACTATGCCTACACCTAATGGAGGTTTAATAACCGAAAATAATCGCCAATACTACGCAGGAGCTCAAAGCTTTTTATCTACTGCTAATCAGACAGTATTTGGACCAACAACATTTGATACAGATTTAGTTTTTGGTAGCTATAACCCTATAGAACCTAACTACGCTAAGAATAACTTTAAGTTGTACACGGCTGCTCCTGGTGATCTTGTATACACTGAATACACCGCAGACTACAGCGTAGCAAACAATACTATAACTTTCCTCACTGGTCTACCTTTAAATACATCCGTAGCTGTTCAGTTAAAATCTCAAACAGGTGGTAACTACGGAAACAAAGATGCGGTTGGAAACACTGTTGAAGAAAACTGGGGATCTTACTCTTACACCAAGCTAAACGACGTGATTAGTAACTTTATGGTTGCTTACGTTGGAACTGGTAAAATAATATCTGACGTAAAAAGAACAGATGTTGTTTTCTTTGCTAAGAGAGCAATGCAAGAGTTTAGTTATGACACATTAAAAAGCGTTAAGTCACAAGAATTAACTATACCTCCTAGCTTAAGTGTTCCTATGCCACAAGACTACGTGAACTATGTTAAAATGTCTTGGATAGATCAGTCTGGTATTAAGCATATTATATACCCAACAACGTTAACGAGTAACCCAACAGCTATACCCTTGCAAGATAGTAACGGTATACCTACTCAAGACAACTTTAATAATAATACTCAAGGTACTTCTATAACAGAAGAAAGATGGGACACTAATGGTATCGGTGTTATTAACAACCAAATACAAGACGGATCACCTGTTTGGGCTAATATATACGGTGGAGGTTTTGGTCAAGGTTTTGCTTGGCAAAATGGATTTTACGGTATACAACCTGAGGTTAGTCAAATAAACGGATGGTTTACTATAAATGATAGAGAAAATACTTTTTCTTTTTCAAATGATCTAGTTGATCGTATAATCATTTTAGAGTACATTTCTGATGGTTTAGCTTATGACTTAGACACTAGAGTCCCTAAGATGGCTGAAGAAGCTATGTACGCTTATATTTTACACGCTATAGTTTCTACTAGAGCTAGTCAACCAGAATATTTAGTACAAAGACTACGTCAAGAAAAAAGCGCTAAATTAAGAAACGCTAAAATAAGATTGTCTAACATTAAACTTGATGAATTCGTACAAGTTATGAGAGGTAAATCTAAATGGATAAAACACTAGAATTAAATGGCTGAGATTAAAAATACTTTTCTAAAGTCTAAGATGAATAAAGACTTAGACGATAGACTTATACCCAATGGTGAGTATCGTGATGC